TCCCCGGACTGAGCATGGCGGGCGGCACGTTCTTCGGCCTGCCGGTCATCGTCTCGGATTACGTCCCGGTCGATACGGCCGGCGCGATCGTGGCACTGGTCAATGCCCGCGACATCTACCTCGGTGACGAGGGCGGATTCTCGATCGACGTGTCCGGCGAGGCCTCGCTCCAGATGGACGACGCCCCGACCAACGCCAGCGTGTCCGGCGCCGGTTCGGACACGGTCGTCGCGACGAGCATGGTGTCGATGTTCCAGACCAACTCGATCGCGTTCCTGGCTGAGCGCGAAATCAACTGGATGCGCAACCCGTGGCGCGTGGCTGCGCAGTACCTGACGGGCGTTCAGTGGGGCGCGTGCGCAACCCCATAAGGGGTCGGTGGTGAGGGACGGGGGCTTCGGCCCCTCCCTTTTCGGAGGTGAAACCATGGTCACGATTGAAGGAAAGGACGGCAACGTCCTCACAGTGGGGAACCGAATCGGCCGCGCGCTCGTCGATGCGGGCGAGTTCAAATATCTGACGACGGCCATCGCGCCGGGCGGGTCGCCGCGCAAGCTGCCGGCCACACCTGCGAAGAAGAAGGCGCCGACGAAGAAGAAGTCCGACCCGGACGCGTAAGCCGTACAATGCCGCATTCCAACAGGGGCGTACGATGCGACTGCTGATTGAAACCGGACGCAATGCCCCGGAGGCGCCGGTCGAGGCGCCGAAGTCGCTGGTGGCGAAGACGGTGTCCGCGCTGTCGCCCCGCGGCGGCTGGACGAACCTGATCCGCGAGTCCTTCCCCGGCGCCTGGCAGCGCAACATCGCGTTGAAGCAGGACGATCTGCTCTGCTATCCGACCCTTTACGCGTGCCTCATGCGCATCGCGAAGGACATCGGAAAGCTTCCGTTCCGGCTGATGGAGCAGGACAGGAAGGGCATCTGGCGTGAGACGGAAAACAGCGCCTATTCCCCGGTCTTGCGCAAGCCGAACCACTATCAGACGCAGGCGCAGTTTCGCGAGGCCTGGGTTCTGTCGAAGCTGATGCAGGGCAACACCTACGCCCTCAAGCAGCGCAACAACGCCGGCCGCGTCGAGAAGCTGTATATCCTGAACCCGTGGCGCGTGCGCCCCATGGTGTCGGACTCCGGCGACGTGTTCTATGAGGTGTGGGGTGGCGGCTGGGATGGGCTGAATTCGCTGGTGCCGGTGGGCTCCGAGACGCTACTCATCCCAGCGCGCGAAATCATCCACGACCGCGAATTGACGCTGCACCACCCGCTCATCGGCGTGCCGCCGCTGTGCGCGGCCTACTGGCCGGCGGTGAAGAACCTCAAGATTCTCCGCAGCGCGGCCGAGTTCTTCGAGAACGGCGCCATGCTGGCGGGCATCCTGACGGCGCCGGGCGCGCTGGGCGACGACACCGCGGATCGGCTGTCTGAATACTTCAACGAAAACTTCACCGGCGCGAACGCCGGCCGCATCGCGGTGGTCGGCGACGGCCTCAAGTTCGAGCCGTTCGCGATGAAGTCGGTCGACTCGCAGATGGTCGAGCAGCTCCGCTACTCCGATGAGCAAATCTGCCAGCCGTTCGGCATCCCGAAGTTCAAGGTCGGGCTGGGCGAGCTTCCGGCCGGCCAGAAGGTCGACGACATCAACCAGCTCTATTACTCCGACGCCTTGCAGGACCGCATCGAGCACATGGAGAACCTGCTCGACGAAGGCTTGGGCATCGCGGTGAATGAGCCGCTGGGCGTCGAGCTGAACCTCGAACCGCTGCTGCGCATGGACCAGGAGAAGCTGGCACGCGTGGAAACCGAGCTTGTCAAGGGATCGATCAAGACCGTCGACGAGGCGCGGCTGCGCTTCAATCTGCCCGGCGTGGACGGCGGCGACAGCATCTACATGCAGCAACAGAACTACTCGCTCGCCGCGCTGGCGAAGCGCGACGCACGAGACGATCCGTTCGCGACGGGATCCAGCGCTGCGCCCGCGCCGGCACCGCTCGAGTCCGCTCCCGACGACGAACAGGCCCGCGCGCTGGTCGCGGCCATCACCCGACGCTTTGAGGCCGCCTGATGGATCCGACCGCCACCGCTGACGGCATGTTCCAGGCGATTCGCGGCTGGCTCGCGCGCGAGCTGGCCCCGCTGTTCGACCGCGTCAAAACCTTGGAGACGAGCCGCCCCGCCGATGGGAAGGACGGCCGGGACGGCCGCGACGGGCGCGACGGCAACGCCGGCCGCGACGCCGCGGACATCACGATCCTCGACGGCATCGACCCGACGCGCAGCTATCCGGGTGGCACCTTCGCCGCGCACGACGGCGGCCTGATCCGCTCGGTGCGCGTGACCGATCCCGTCGACGGCGACCTCGCCGCGGCCGGCTGGCGCATCGTCGTCAACGGCCTCAAGGGCATCGACACCGCGATCGAGGACGGCGGTCGGTCGCTGTCGCTGACGATCAAGACCACGGCCGGCGACGTGGTGCACGCGCACCGCACCGCCGTGCCGGTTGAGCGCGGCGTGCACCGCGACGGCAAGGGCTACGAGGCCGGGGACGTGGTCGAATGGGCCGGCGCCGCGTGGATCGCCACGAAGGACGCCCCGGCCGGCAAGCCCGACACCTCCGAGGACTGGCGCCGGCTGGTGCGGCGCGGCCGCGACGGCGCCTCGGTGTCGCAGGCGAGGGCGCGCGCATGAACCTGGTCACGCTCGACGAAGCCCGCCGCCACCTCCGGCTCGACGTGGATGTGGACAGCAACGGCGACAGCCCGGACGACCCGGACCTGCGCCTCAAGATCGCGGGCGCCTCGGCCGCGGTGCTGAACTACCTCAAGAGCCGGCGCAACCTGTGGGTCCGCGTGTACGAAACCGACACCGCGGGCGACGAGGTGCTGGACAGCAACGGCGATCCGGTCCCGGCCGTTGACACGGACGGCAAGCCGATCTATGTCGTGGACTCCAACGGCGACCGGCTCATCGCCGACCCCATCAAGTCGGCGACGCTGCTCATGCTGGGATTCCTCTACCGCGACCGCGACGAGAACGCCGACAAGGCCTTCGAGATGGGTTATCTGCCGGCGCCGGTGACGGCGCTGCTCTATCCCCTTCGCGATCCAGCCGTCTCGGGAGCCGGCCTGCGTCGGCGGGGGCCGTAATGGGCCTGGCCGCCGGCCCGCTGCGCCATCAGGTGCAACTGCAACGCAAGGCGCAGGCGCAAGACCCGTCCTCGGGTGCCATCACCGAGTCGTGGCAGACCTACGCCCGCGTCTGGGTGTCGATCGCGCCGGCCTCCGCGCGCGAGTTCCAGGCTGCGGCGGCGGCGCAGTCCGAGGTGCGCGGCAAGTTCGTCGCGCGCTACCGGGCCGACACCGACGCGACCCATGCCGTGCTGCACCGCGGCAAGCGCTACCAGCTCCTCGGCGTCCTGCCCGATAACGACAGCGGCCTCGAATGGATGACGCTCCCGTACGCCGAGGGCGTGGCGGTGGTCCCGTGACGACGGTGGCGCTGCTGGCGCCCGGCCCCTCGCTGACGGAGCCGACCGTCGCGCGCGTGCGCGAGCTGGTCATGACGGCCGCCGTGTCCGCGGTGGGCTGCGTCACCTCCGCGTTCCCGCGCGCGCCGTGGGCCGACTTCCTCGCCGCGAATGACGGTGCGTTCTGGCGCAAGTTCGACGGCGCGCACGCCTTCGCCGGCCGCAAGTTCTCCACGAACGACATCCAAGGCGTCGAGCGGTTCCGCACGCCCCAGGTGACGAGCGCGGTGTCCTCGGGCGTGCTGGCGCTGGAGGTCGCGCGCGTGAAGTACGCGGCGACGCGCGTGCTGCTGTTCGGGTTCGATCACCACGGCTCGCACTACTTCGGCGCCTACACGAACCTCGCGAACACGCCGCCCGCGCGCCGGGCCGTGCACGCCGGTCAGTTCAACCTGTGGGCGCGGATGCACCCCGAGGTCGCGGTCTTGAACTGCACGCCCGGCTCGGCCCTGACCTGTTTTCCGATGGAGGCGCCATGCTCGTGACCCGCTCCGGCCGCAATGCCAGCCAGAACGAGGCCGAGCTGACCGGCTTCGTCGACCTGCTGCGCGCGGAGGGCGTCAAGTCCTACTGCGAAATCGGCGCGCGCCACGGCGATACGTTCTATGACGTGATGCGGTCGCTGCCCTTCGGTAGCCGCGGCGTCGCGGTGGACCTGCCGGGCGGACTGTGGGGGACGTGGAAGTCGCGCGCCGCGCTGGACGCCTGCATCACCGAATTGAAGGCGCATGGCTACAAGGTGTCGGCGATCTACGGCGACAGCCAGACCGACGCGACGCGCCGGCTGATCGTCAACCGCGGACCGTACGACGCGGTCCTGATCGACGGCGACCACACGCTCGCGGGCGTCACGCGCGACTGGCACGCCTACCGCGACATCGCTCCGCTCGTGGCCTTCCACGACATCGTCGGCACCGGGCAGGCCGAGAAGCGCGAGGGGCGCCCGGTCGAGGTGCCCATCCTGTGGGCGTCCCTCAAGGCGCAATTCCCGCGCGTGCGCGAGTTCGTCGCGCCGGAGTCCCGCATGGGCATCGGGGTGGTATGGACATCCTGATGAACCACGCCGGCCACCAGCAGGCGCACGCGCAGGCCTTGCGCGCGGGCCTGGCGCGTCACGGCGTCAAGCGCGACCCGCATTTCGTGGCCGTGTGGGGCTGGCGCACCGGCGCCGCCTACCGCGCCGCGGGGCGCGAGGTGCTGGTGCTCGAGCGGGGCTATCTCGGCGACCGGTTCGCCTGGACTTCGATCGGCTGGAACGGCCTCAACGGCCGCGCCACCTTTCCAGAGCATCCCGACGACGGCGGCGCGCGCTTCCGGTCGATGGGGCTGGCGTTGTCGCCCATGCGCGCCGGCGGGGACTACGTTCTCATCGCCGGGCAGGTGCCGGGCGACGCCGCGCTGGGCGGACGCAACCTGCAAGGCTGGTACGAGGCGCAGGCCGCGCGCGATTGGGGGCTGCCGGTGAAGTTTCGCCCGCACCCGCTCGCGCACAAGCGCGGCCCGGTGCGTCCCGTGGGCGGCGCAGCGATGGACCGCTCCCCGTTGCCCGAGGCGCTGCGCGGCGCGGCGCGCGTCATCACCTTCAACTCGAATACCGGCGTCGATGCGCTGGTGGCCGGCGTGCCGGCGACGTGCGACGATGCGGGCTCGATGATCCATGGCGTGACCGACCGCGAGACGTGGGCGCACGCGCTGGCGTGGAAGCAGTGGCGCCTGGACGAGATTCGCTCGGGCGTGGCGCTGGAGGCGGTCGTGGGGAGGCTGCGTGGCTGAGTTCAAGATCGAGGGCCGGGACACCGTGTTCGCGAACCTGCGGCTGTTGCAGGACAAGCTCATCGTGCGCGCGACCCGCAACGCGGCGAACCGCGCCATGCGTCCAGTGCGCGAGCAGGCGCGCGCCGGCTGGAAGCAGGTCGACGACCCGACCAGCGCGGCCAACATCCCGAAGAACGTCGCCCTTTCCAGTCGCTACGACACGCGCCGGAAGGAGGTCAAGGCGCGCGTCGGCATCCGCGGCGGCGGCGTCATCACCGACGATCCGGCGGGAACGGGGCACTGGCGGTTTATCGAGCTGGGCACGTCCGAAATCGCGGCCACGCCGATCATGCGGCAGGCGCTCGAATCCAATGTCGGCCGCGTGTCCAATACCTTCTTCGACGAGCTGGAGAAGGAAGTCGTGCGGGGGCTGAAATGAACGACGCCCCGCTGTTCGCCCTCGCCGTCGCGACGCCCGCCGTGCTGGCGGTGCTGGGCGCGAACCCGACGCGGCTGTATCCCTTCGGGGATTCGCCGCAGAAGGGCGAGCCGCTCTATGGGCGCCCCTACGCCGTCTGGCAAACCGTGTACGGCTCACCGGAGAACTACCTCAACCAGCGCCCGGACGTGGATAATTGGGGCGTGCAGGTGGACGTGTACGCCGACACCGTCGCCAACGCGCGCTCCATACGCGACGCGCTGCTGGTGGCCTGGGAAGACGATGGGCACGTCACCGCCTGGAACGGCGACGGCCGCGAGACGAATACGAAGCTGTACCGCATCAGTTTCACTGTGGAGTTCTGGACGCCACGGTAACGGGCGCGAGCCCATCCCCCGCCTATGGGCGGGTTTCACTACCCGCAACCTTCGGAGGACGGGACATGAGCATCAAGACCCAAGGCACCATGCTGTACACGATCGACCCGGCGAACGGCGCAGTGCTGGAGGTCGGCTGCGTCACGGCGATCAACGGCATCGACACCACGCTCGACCAGATCGAAACGACCTGCCTGTCGTCCCCGGCGCGCACCTACGTCGCCGGCCTGGCGACGCCGGGCACGGCGACCTTCACGATCAACTCCGACCCGCAGGACGACTCGCACATCCGCCTGCACCAGCTCAAGGTGGCTGGCGAGACGCTGCCGTGGGCCGTGGGCTGGTCGGATGGCGACAACCCGCCGACCTCGGCGCTGAACAGCGACGGCACCTATGACTTCGTCACCACGACCGAGCGCTCGTGGCTGCTGTTCGAGGGCTTCATGAACGCGTTCCCGTTCGACTTCGCGCAGAACAGCGTGGTCACCTCGAACGTGGGCATCCAGGTCTCGGGCGAGCCGGAGTGGATTCCGGCGGCGTCGTAACCTCTTCGGGGCGGTCTGCGGGGCGGTGGCCGTCGCCGCTTCCCGCGCCCCGATCCTCCTTCTCTGACGGCGAGAACCCATGAAATTCAGCGACCTTCAATGCAACGGCGCGTTCCTCGATGCGGCCCCGGTGACGAAGTCGGTCACGTG